TAAAAAAGTTAAGCAGGTGTTATTTCAAAAAACTCATATTGAAATCTTGCAGTGGCGGTTACAATTGTATCTGCACTTAATTGTGTATCAAATTTAATATCAGAGATAGAAATAGGAAACATTCTTTGAAAGTTTACTCTCAATAACGGATTATTTAGGGCTGACATAATTGTTAGTGAGGAATCAGAATAATAACTTTGACCTGTTGTATAATTATTTTGTAAATAATTGTTTCTTAGTCTTTCATCTGTGCTTTTTGGAGAACCCATGGCCAATAACCATTTATATAACTCATTCCAAGATTGTAATTGTTCATCTACCATAAAAGTTACATCAAATTCATTGTATGACAATTTATTTCCAGCAATAGGAACATCACGCAAAGGTGTTGCAAACTCTGTTGATCCAAGTGTTACTCCAGGTAAATTAGCTTCTTGACAAAAAAACTGAACCGTAGGCAAACGATTGAATGCCAAGATAAACTTGGACGGTTGCAGTAAGTTTGTATTACTAGGAGTTCTTAATAATGCAGTCATTATTTGGTTGGTTTTGGTTTATTAGGTTTACGTTTTTTCTTTTCAGGAGCTGGCGGTGCCGCAACAACTTCTTTAGATTCATTTATTGTAATTACAGTTGTTTCAATAATAGGATTTGAAACCTCAGTAACCGCCATTGTTTCTACAACTGGTTCTGGCATTACTACTGGTGCAACAAATTCTTCTACTTTAGGTTGTTCAACTGGTGGAGTCTTCTTTGAGAAAAAAGATTTGATAAATTTAATCATTTTGTTTCCTTATAAAATTACATACAACTATTTAGGCGCCAATTTTTGTGCATTTCCAACCCTTGTGTTGTTTCAATTTGCCTTGAGAAACTTTGACCATATTGCCTTGGTCTAATTGATTTTGTAAACAAAATTTTCTAAGATTAACTATATTAAAAGATTGTCCTTGGTTATTTGTAAGCAACCAAGCCATTTCAAAAGTCTCTCTGGCCTTGTTTTTTTGATGTTCTGATTGTTTAAAACCTTTTACACTATTAACTCGGTTTTGTATGTGTTCTTGTGTTTGTTTGGTGCCCATTTTTAATTCACGTATTAGTTGTTTAGATTCTTCTGTATGTTTGCAAGAAAAACTAAATCCTCTTGGCTGTGGATTATGTTCCATAATATTAAAAGGCATTGATTTTAATGATTTAAATATGTTTTCCATTTTTCTAACAATTTGATGTAGTTGATAATAAAAAGAAAGGGACCGAAGTCCCTTTCCAAAATCTCCTCTTAACGGGAGTTCTAATATTACATTAGATTTTTTACGGCAAATAGACGGTAGTACACGTTTGACTGAGAGTTCAAACGGCCGTTACCAGCAGTTAGACCTTCAGCAAATGGGTTTGCAACCATGCCGTAACGAGTCTTGAAACCAATCTTAGGTTGGAATGTGAACTGGTCAACTGCACGAACCATTTGTAGAGGAACGTAAGGGCAGTAGAATAGACCAGCGTCATAAGGAGAAGAACCCTTATAACCGATTGTCACCAACTCTTGATTAGATGTGTAACCACCATAGTATGGATCGATGTACACTTTGATACGACCGTGTAACAAACCTGCAAAGGTGTTACCAGTGTCATCAACTTGCAAGTCAGCTTGTAGTGCAGGTGTGTAAGAAAGAACGCCAGCCATTGCCATTGCAGAAGCAACGTCAGATGAAACGATCATTACGTTACCTTTACCACGACGAGTTTGTTTTGCAATTACGTTTGCATCACGTTCAACTTGGAAAATCAAACCTTTGAAACGTTCTACAGACCAACGGCCGTTAGAGTCAGTATCTAGGTCAAAGTAACCAGCGGTTGTTGTACCGTATTGAGCACCAATTTTTGCTACGTTGTAGATTGTACGGATAACTTCACGGTTGATTTCAGCAAGAATCTCAGTAGAAAGAATGTTGCTCAATTCTGTTTCAGCATCCAAACCATGGATAGCTTTCAAGTCTTGTGCAAGTTCTAGTGAGTATTCAGCTTTCAACGCACGGCTTTGAGCAGTAACAGTAACTTTCTCAATTGAGAATGCCATTTGTTGGAATGCTGCACCTGCTTCTGAACCTAACAACTCAGCGTTTGCTGTTGGGAAAGCAATACCAGTAGTAGTATTTGCTGAACCTGAAGCATTGATTTGAGTGTTTGCAAATGTGTCTGTTGCAGTAGTTCCTGTGAAACCGTATGGGTTTGCTGATGAATTAACACCAGAGAAAATAGTGTTAGCTTCATTGAAGAAAGCTTCTGCATTGCCTGAACCTTGAGCATTGTAACGAGCACGCATTGCGAAAATCAAACCTGTTGGTCCTGTCATTGGTTGAACACCAGCAACATCATACGCAATTAGGTTAGGCAATGAACGACGAACCAAACTGATTAAGATTGGGTCAAAGTTAGAGATTCCACCAGCAACGTTTGTAGGACCAGTGTCAACTAATGTCTCATTAAGAGCCATACGGTCTTGACGCATTGCTTGGTGTTGGTTTTCCAAAACAAGAGCAGTAACTGCTTTCTTGTATGGGTCGGTAATGGATGCTAGTTCTGCGTGTTCGAGAACTGGAGCCCATTTCTTTTGTAGTTCTTCTGTCATATACATGAGGGTTTTCTCCTTAGTGTGAAATTGATTTTTTATTTATTACTTTAGTGATTTTGAAATGCCTTGGACATATTGGTCAATCGCTGGATCAGAAGAGCGCGGTGTCTTCTTTTCTTCTTCAATCAACACTTCATCTAAAGCTGAATCTTCAGCAACAATAACTGATTCTTTGAAATACGAAGATTTCAAGGTTTCTAATTTAGTTGCAAATTCATCTTCCGTAGTAAATTCCACACCCTCTGCGAGTGATTTTAATTTTTCTACTTGAGTTTGTGGCAAGCCTTCGCACGCTTCATAAACGGCTTCGACTTTCTTTTGTTCGTTTAACTCTTTAGTTAAATCGATACCTTTTTTGATTTGTTCGTTAAGAGCATCTTCAAGTTCTGCAACTTTTTGTGCCATTTCTGAAACAACATCAACTTTATCTTCTGGAATATCGATATAGTGTTCGATGAATAGATTCTTTAGACCACCGATAAAGTCTTCTGCAATTTCTGCACGTAGACCTGTATCAACAGCCAATTCATTTTGTTCCATCCATTCGTTAACCATATAGTTTAGATATTCGTCAACTTTACCTGCTAGTTCTTCTTTGATTTCTTCAACAGCAGATTCAAATTGTTCAACCAATTGTACTTCAACTTGTTCAGCAATAACTTCAATGCGAGACATAACTGCTGCTTCAAAGATTGTGGTTGCTTTTTGTTTGAATTCTTCTGAAAGATTTTCGCCTTCTAGCAATGCCTTAACATCATCAGACATATCTAATTCTTCTGCATAAGATTGGAAAGTTGCGCCTGGATTTGCTTGCATAGTTTGTTTTGCTTTTGGTGAAGCAACACGGTCACGAATAGCGTCAAGTTTGTTTGCATCAGCTTGAACTGGATGCATAACATCTTTACGACCCATTGTTTCTTGTGGCTGACCTTTTAGTTTAGATCCTTTTTCTGCACCAACTGGAGGTGTTGCACCTGGAGGAGTTGCTGATGGAGTACCTTTTAGGTAATCTGGTAATTCATCGTCCATTTTGTCAACATCTTTTCCTATGATGCCTGCATCATGTGTGCCATAAGCAACAGATGCTGATAATTTTCCGCCCTTGTCTCCGGGTCCGCGCTTTGCTGCAATATTTGAATCGAAAGTTTCTTTAGCACCTTCTAAAATAGCAGTAGCGGCTTCTGACAGTTTAAATCTGGTTGTCATTTAAAAATCTCCTTGATTTAGATTATTTATTTATAGTTTAAAGTTTTTTCATGAAGTTTTCGAATATGCGAAGACTTACTGCTTCGATATCCGCCTGAGAAGCTTTTTTGATTTCTCTTATTGCTTCGGCGTGCTCTACTTCAGTCCAAACACCATTTACCAACATCCATTCTTTTCCTTCCATTATGCCTTGAACAAAAGCTCCAGGCGCAGAAGGGTCTGCTACAATATCTGCCGCTGTGGCTAGATAAAAATCGTTCTGAACAACATTAACTCCGTTAACATTCTTCAATGAACCCATTCCTCTTGATGAAACTCCTAATTGTGCTCCACCTTCAATTAATTGGCGTGCAATATTACCCATAGGAGTTTCTAAGACCTTAGCTTTACCAATCCATTGTGTACCATCTTCCTTTAATCCTTTGATAAGGATAGCAACTCGGTCTAAATTAATTGTAGGAGAATCTGGATGTCCAAGTTCACCAAATGCACGGTTTTTATTTATATATTCTTCTGTATAACGATAAACTTCTTTTTTCATCGTATTGAATTCATACAGGCGGCCATTCTTGTTTTTCTTTTCAGAAACAAGAAAAGGTCCTTCAATGTATAGTTCTTTTTTACCGTCAGCACCTTCGGTAATATAATTAACTGTTTCTTGGATTTCTTTAATGAGTTTCATATTATAATCCGTTGTTGCCACCAGGAGTTATTCCAAATGGTGTGTAGTTGAATGCAGCAGGATCTCTAAATTGTCCGCGAGAATAATACTCATTGTGTTTGCGAAATTCTGCAATGATTGTGTATGAATCGTTTGCTAACATACCGCGAGTATAAACACCAATGTTTCCGTTGGCGCCGGCTGCACCTAATGTATTATTTGGAATAGTAATCCAGTTGCCATTACCGTCATATTCTCCATTACCATTTAAAAGAAATAAAGTTTGCGGCGCAGTTGCTTGCCAATTCATTTCAACGTCAGCTGTAGTTGAACTAGAGCAATCGTACCATAAACGATACAATGAAAGTCCATAGTATGATAGTGCAGTATTAGCTACTCCACCTGGTTGAGTATTAGCAACAGGATAACCATTGGTTGCTAATGCACCAGAAAAAGAATTTGCCATAATTCTAACAGCATTAGATTCTTGGCCAGTACCATCAAACTTTGCAGTTAACTTAATAACTACATGTTGAGTGTCATCCTTTAAAATTTGATAAGTAAATGCGTTTGCCATATTTTATTCCAATTTTAGTATCTGTCGCCGCTTGTATGTGTGCGACCAGTTTTTGTTTCTGTTGTTTTTCCACCTGAACTGGATTTTCTTCCAAAATGAACACCTAAAGATGAAGGGCCTTTAGAAGATTTTGGTTTTTCTTCCTTCTTTTCTTCATCATCTTTTTCTTCTGCTTCATCAACATATTCAACTTCTTCTTTTTTATGGTCAGCCATAGTGTGTTTGCCATCGCTGTTTTTATCCAAAGATTTCATCATCTTCTTTTCAGCTTTTTCATGGCCCTTGCCTTCTTCTTCTTCTTTTTCTTCTTTACGAATCAAACTACCAGCAATTTCTTGTTTCTTTGCTTCAATTGCAGCAGTTACTCTATCGTGAATAGAAGCATAAAGTTCGTTACGAAATTCTACACCATTGTCATCCATTGCGTAATCGATTAAATTTCTTGTTGCGTCCATTTTATTCTCCTAAAACTTTTTTTACTATTTCTAATGTAGGTTTAAAATCTTCTTTTTGAGGATTCTTTTCCTTTGCCTGATTAACTTTTTTGTCTAAATCTGCTTGATGAGCATTCTTCTCCATATCTAGTTGTCCTAACATTTGTTGTTGTGCAACGTCTGTTGTTACTCCGACTGGTAATCCAAATCCTGCTTCTTTTTCTTCTTCCATTTCCTTCTGCATAACTCCAATTTCATCGTCATTCAAACGCAATACATTACGTTGAATCCATGATTGAGAGAAATAACGACCAGTATATGGATCAACTTCACCTAACAAAGACAATCTTTCTTTCATCAACTCAGCTTCTTTAAGCTCAGTGAAATTATTATCCTTGATAAAGTTATAATGAATATATTCTCTAAATGTCTTCCATTCTTCGTCTGTACAAATACCTTTAAGTACACATTGTACTCTTAGACATTGGTCAAACAAGTCAGAAAACTTGGCGCGCATACGGCCAACAAATTTAGCAAACTTCAATTCATCACGAGTAATCTCACCTACACGACC